CCAAGTGGCTATATATTTAACGGTGTTATGGGTGCAGCGACTTACACTAACTGTCCTGCAATGTGTCTGCTTGATTTACTTACTAACACTCGTTATGGGTTAGGTAATCATATTACAGACAGTAATTTAGATTTATTTAGTTTTGTAGCAGCAAGTAAGTTTGCCAATGAAGAAGTTGATGATGGTACAGGATCAGGAGCAAAAGAGGCTAGATTCAGTTGCAATGTAAATATTCAAAGTCCAAAGGAAGCATTTGCAGCAATAAATGATCTGGCAGGTGTTATGAGATGTATGCCAATATGGTCTGCTGGTGGTATAACAATATCTCAGGATAAACCAACATCAGCCAGTTATTTATTTAACTTGGCAAATGTTGGAGAAGGTGGTTTCAACTACTCAGGTAGCAGTTTAAAAACCAGGCATAGTGTTATATCTGTCAGCTATTTTAATATGGAATCAAAGGAAGTTGACTTTGAAGTTGTAGAGGATGCGACAGCCATATCTAAATTTGGAACGATAGTAAAACAGGTTAAAGCTTTTGCCTGTACTTCTCGTAATCAAGCTGCCAGATTGGGCCGTGCAATACTTTTCGCTGAACAAAATGAATCTGAAACTATTACTTTTACTACTTCTATAGATTCTGGTGTCGTTGTAAGACCTGGATCTGTGATTGAAGTGAACGATCCAGTAAGAGCAGGAGCAAGAAGAGGTGGTCGTGTCGTATCTGCGACAACAACTGCAATAACAATAGATGCAGAATCGGAAACAACTTTACCTGCTTTAAATGATAATCCTACAATCAGTATTGTTTTATCTGATGGAACTATTGAATCTAAAAGTATATCTGATATTACAGGA